CCCCGGAGGGGGGTTGCGCATAAGGCGCAAGTCTCATTGTGAGACCATGTTTGTGTCGATGTTAGGACGAGGCGTAACGTCGCACGACAAATATCATATTATGCCTCAAAGGAGGTTAGTATGATATTTCCAGAAGAATTTTACACCCGATATCGTAGCAACAATTCTCAAATTGGAGCTAGTCTCAGTGACTCGTACGTTCGTACGAATTACTCTGGGACAGTTTCCGATCCGTGGAAGGTTACGTCTACCGTTCAGAACGGTAGTGCGTATACCAACGCGGAGTTGGAGACGATGTACGATGTCGAGGATCCAGAGTGGAAGAAAAAGTGGCTCAAAGGGATCGCAACTGTGAACCCTATGGAGTACACTTCTACTTCTTTCATTCGTGGTAATGGGAACTACCATGTTAGGCGAATTAATCGCAATGGTACGTCTCCCAATTACTACTATTCTGGATTCCAAAATCTGGGGACCATTCGTTGTGGCGATTCATACGCCTCCAACGACTGGAACTACCCATCCATTCCTGCTGTAGATGACTCAGTTATTGCAGAAGCGATAACTGAAGCCTGGTCAAAAGTGTCTTTAACAGATACTTTGGCCCTTGCTACAGCGGCCGAGATGTCCAAAACCCTAGAGTTCTTGTTATCGACTATGAGAAGAGTGTGGAAAATATACCGCGCTCTCCGCAAGTTAGATATCAAGGTCCTTAAAGGTGAATTACACCCGAAGGAACTCGCTCAAAGGTATATGGAAGCTCGGTATGCCCTACGGCCCCTAGCGTATGAACTACGCAATACTTGCTCCGCGATGGCGGAGAAAGTTCCTGCGCGATTTTCTACGTTTCGGGCTTTTAAGGCAGACTTAGTCACCGTGCAAACGCCGAATTTCTTCTGTCGGCAGACTGCTGGTGATTATAGGTTGGATGGCACCGCATGGGCTAATCGAAGCCTAGAGGTGAGATCTGGTGTTCTTACCATGGTCGAGCAGTTTGGAGCATTTCAACGCTTCGGTACTGCCGACATTCTACAAACTACTTGGGAACTTGTTCCCTTCAGTTTTATTGTAGACTGGTTTTTCCAGGTTGGTAAGTTAATTAGTGCATGGGCCCCAAAAATCGGGCTCAAAACACTAGCTTCGTGGTATGTCGTAGATGATACGACTACCTTGTCAGTAACTATCGAGACGGGAACGAGTCTTGCCGGCGGTTATAATTATCAGAATTTTTATAATCGCTATGGTACGTACTCTAAGGTCATTCGGTCTAAATACCGTGTACCTAACCCCGATCGACCAGTTTTACCAAGTTTCAACGTAAAACTGAACAAATTGAAACTCTTAGACTTAGGAATAATTGCGACAGGCCTGTATAATTCGTGGTTTAATCGGAGGGGCTTTAAAACCCGTCCGAGGAATAACTCCGGTTATGCATGGTTTGATGATGGTGTTAAAACCATTTTCCGTGATTAATTCCTACACGGTACAAGGAGGAGCAGACATGCTCGATCTTACTTTAACACTTAGTGTGGATAAGGCTAATAACGCATCACCAGTCAACGAAGTTTTTACTCGTGACGGTGGTATGGTAGCCCCAAACAAGAGCTTATACTACGGTGATTTACATACCGTAGACGCAAAGGAAACTTTGACGTTCGCTCGCGTTCTCCCAAAAGTCAATGGCAATTTTAAGGGCACACAAAGGTCCTCGCAGAAATACTCGAGGACTTATTCTGTGCTCGGAGTTGATGGCAATAGTATTGATGCTATTGCTACAACCGAATGCATTGATTCATTCCCTGTTGGAATGACCGCTGCTCAGAAGAAAGAGCACCGGCAATACATGGTCTCAGTAAGAGACAACGACACTATTATGGACGCCGTTCATAACCAGGGTCAGGTTTAATTCAACCTTTTTCTCTGGCGTGAAAAGCGTCAGAAACTAAAATTGGAGGACACATAAATGTCGCACAAATATCTAGTTTCCCATAGAGAGGCATCATGTTCATTAAAAACACGATATTCTGGTTGTGGAGGTGCTTTAAGCCTCCTTACCACCTCGGACGGGCGCTTCCAAGCGTTCGCTTCAGAATGGTACGTCGGAGAAACTGTCTGGAAAGACAGTCCCGAAGGGCCCTTCCTGCGGACGGGGAAGAAAAAATCCATAGTGTATCTAGAACTAGGAACACGTGTGTTTCCTTATGCGTTGGAGCTCGAAACGCTCCTCCTGCAAAACGGAGACAACATGGATACCTACGTTCGAAATTCACTGTGGAAATCCGAGTATGGAAATTTCGTCTGGGCTGTACGTTCTTTCATAAAAAAGGAGCGACATGCTTCAGCGTTTTTCTATAGTAGCATAGATTTAGCTATTATGGAATCATTCCTTACTCAGGTGCACGTCTATCGTCTTTATCATAACGACCGACCGCTCGGAATAAACTGGAGCGGTTTAAGTCGTACATGTTTAAAGACTACTATGGAGAATTGGCGTCGTGGGCAAGCGCAAAAGTACTGGACGGAAGAAGAAAATCCCCGTCCCTAGGCTTCCAAGCATTCCAGTTTGGAAAGTCCTAAGTGCTTTGCTGCAAGACCTACATGGATACCTACAGGAGAGAGACGTACGACGCGTTTACGGAATCATTAGAAACCGTGATGTCGTCGCATTAATCAGTCTCTCGGAGGAGTGGGGTTTACAGAGTATTAACCTTAGCTCTGGTAACTTGGCCGAAATACGTGCCAAGTATCAGATATCCACTTTGTTAAAGAAGTTCCCCTTCGACGACGATAACTTCGATCGCCGAGGGACTGCTATTGAAAAATTCTTAGCAGCAGAAAGGCAATGCAAGAGGTGTAATGAAATTCTTATTCCATCTCTGCGTAGAGCCTCGGAACCTGATACCCTTTCGGTTATGACCTATGCTCGCGGATTTATTTCGCGAGTACTTGGTCAAATACCGGACTGGGACATCGTTAGTAAAGATTGTAGGCATGGCCCGGGTGCAACCCTGAGCACTTTCGATGGTTATGTGGGTACTTATCATAAGTACTCATATTGGCCATACGACGTGTCTAAAGCTGCACTCCCCTATGCAATTAAGTTTATACAACAAGACGAGCGCTGGCTCGGAGCCCTAGAAGATGATTATAGGAGGATTATGGAAATTCCATACCACTATATACTCGACTGGGATACGTTTTGGGTTAACGTCTTTAATGTTGTAAACACTAATTCCGTAACTTTCGTACCTAAGGACGTTCGTACTGAACGTACTATCGCGATCGAACCAACAATGAACCTGCTCCTTCAGCTCGGGGTTGATGGTCTTATCCGAAGGAATCTGAAATCCTTCGGAGTGGACCTTGACTACGGGCAGGAGAAAAATCAGGAGTTGGCTAGAATAGGCTCGGTTGATGGGAGCTTTGCTACCATCGACCTTGCGTCGGCAAGTGACACGGTTTCAATAGAATTGTGTCACTATTTGTTGCCGCCCTATTGGTATTCCTACCTCATGGCCCTTAGGTCTCCTTTCGGAGACTTCGAGGATCAAATTCTTACATATAGTAAGATATCTTCCATGGGGAATGGGTTTACCTTCGCTCTCGAGTCGCTTATCTTTGCATCCATTATTTATGGTGTAAGTAAGCATTTTCTAGGGGAGTCTCGATACCAGCATTTTGCCGTTTACGGTGATGACTTGATTGTCAGAACCGAAATTGCAAGTGCGGTTGTCTTGTTCCTAAGAAAGGTTGGCTTCGAAGTCAATCTCGCAAAATCCTTCTTTCAAGGACATGTGAGAGAGTCATGCGGAGCCGACTGGCTCGATGGACATCCCATCAGACCGGTGTTCTTGGATAAACCGATAACGAACTGCGCTGAGCTTTGGGCTTTCAGAAATCGCCTAAGGCTTATGCTGGAACGTTATTGGCACATCCAGGACGCACAAGTAGTTTCCTTGTTGGATAGATGGACCCCAGATACTCTATTGAGTATCATTGGGCCACCAAACCTCGAGGAATTTTCTAGCTTTCGGCATATGTCCTACCCATATGGGAAAAGACGTAAGCCAAATTCTTTTTGCTGGAAAATTAAGTATCTACAGTGTTCTCCGGTTCCTCAAAGGGGAAATAAGTTGCTTTTTAGGCGACTAATGAATCCTTTGAAGGAAAATGATGAGACCCCTTGGTTAAAGAAAATCCAAGAGGGGTTAAAGGGTGTAGGAGGTTACTACCGTGTTCATTCTCGAAAGAGGATGGCATGGTGCATAGCAACCAGGACGGTTAGTGAATGGCCGTCCGAGTACCCGGCTGGCGTGGTTTAACACACCCCGACACTCGGCAAAAAGAAGGATGGAATCCTTCTCCACA